TCTGGAACTTGGTCTGATGGTAAGTATTTTTTTAGATATTCTTCAGTTTCTCTAAATGACAGATTTAGTATAATTTTTATAGCTAATGCTAGAAGTATTATCTCATCTCTGTATTTTACTGGTCTACCTTCTTTTTTTTTGCTTGATTTTATTTTTATTTTGTTTATTATTAGATTTACTATCTTATCAAAATAGCTTATTTTTATTTTCATTTTCATCTCCTTTTTTCTTTTTATTTTACTTTATTTCGAATGTTTTTAAACACACTCTAAAAACTATTAGGGTGTTTAAAAAGTCTAAGAAACAGAAATATAAAATCTCAAAATAAATGAGAATTGTATAAAATCTCAAAATAAATGAGAATTGATAACGAAAAAAATGAGAATTGTAAATTCCAGTAAAGAAACGTAATAAAATGTAATGAAAAAATCGCAAAAAAAATGAGAAATTTTTCAAAAAATCTCAAAAAAAATGAGAATTTTTAGCCCGAAATTTCTCATTTTTTTCATTACTTTTTCTAAAAAATCTCAAAATAAATGAGAAATTTTTTGGCTGGTTTTTAAGTTAAATTTTAAATATTCGTTATTCCTTATATATACAGATTTATATTTTTTGTGATTTAAATTCTTCTCGGACTAAAACTTGATTTTATAATTTATAGGGTTTAATTTTTTTATAGGTGCGTGAAAGCCAGAAAGTCGCCCCGGCTGGCTGGTGGCACCTGAACAGGTGGCATCTATGAGGGGGGTGGGCGTCCCTCCACGCACCTTATAAATTGTAATTAAATTATTTTCAGGGGGATGACAGCTGGAAAATTTGTCGGTGTTGCCAGCGGCGGCTTCGGATTTTTATATCCGATGCCGGTATGAGGGGAAGTAGCCGTCCCTCCATCCCCCTAATCTAAATTTCCTATAAGCAATATATACTCATCATCTTTTATATGTTTTCTAATTTGATGTATAGATACTTTTCCCATTGTTAAAACGATGTTTACTTCATTGATTTTCTCTAGGTCTTTATATACTTCTAATATTTCCTTTAATTCTGGTTCCTTATCTATTAACTTCTTAAATTTTTTTAATTTATAGTTAATTTCTACAACTATCTTGTTTGTTTTATCTCCCTTTATGGAAGGGTAAATGTATAACAGATTTTCGTGTATCTTATCAAATATCACTGTCCTTGGGTTATTTAAAATGTCTGGTAATTGCAATATTTCTTCTAAGCTTATTGAGGCATCTCTTTTAGATTTAGCATCTCTTATACTATGAATTATCCTTTTATCATTTATTACTATTAACGGTGTTTTAGGTTCAAGCCCTTTTTGTTTTATAAGTTCTCTTAAATTTTTTGGTATCCAACCTATTGGTTTTAATCTCCCTTTAGGTTTGAAGTTTGAGGAAATAACTTCTTCCACAAACTCCTTAAAACTTTCCTTTGGTTTTACAAAAATTCTCTTTAATTCCTCTTCACATTCATCTTCGGTTGATAGCTTGATTTTGCAAAAATAGTTTTTTGCTGTTTTTATTAAATCTTCTAATATTCTGTATTTTATCGCTCTGTCTATTAAGCTATCTGGTATCTCATATATAGCCTTTTCTGGATTTCCTCTAAATTGATGTTCTAATACTATCTGTGGGTCCTTATATAAATCTTCCTCTGTTATGTTAGATGGTTTTATTTTTATCTTTTTTAATTCTATTTTTCCTTTATCATTTTGTTCTGTGTATGTAAGTTCCTCTCCTAATTCTGATTTATGAATAGGATATACTGATGACCTGCAGTTATAATGACAAGGAGGATAAAATTTATCCCAAAATCTATCGTCTTTTGGTTTAACTGTTCCGTGTAAAGTTTTACATAATTTTGTAGTTCTATTATCTAAAATCGCATTATACATTAGATAATGGACTGCAGGATTGTTTTTTAATTCGTTTATTCTTCCTGCATTATAACTAGTCATCATATTTGTTCTAAAATGTGTTTCTAAATGCCTAGCTGTTAAATCTGGTAATAGTTTTTTTACTTCCTGCAGTGTTTCTGATATTGTCTTACCTTTTTCCAGTGTCTTTTTGTATATATCTTTTACTCTGTTAATCAAATCTACTGACGACACTTTAGCTATTGTAAATGCTCTGTATTTTAAATGAGCTGATAGTTTGTTAAATTCCTTTCTAGTCATTGGTATCATTGATTTTAGGTAGGTTATAGCCTCTTCAAATTTAACTTTGAAGCTGTTAGATAGATTTATCTCTCCTGTTAGTTTTCTAGCGTGGTATCTACCATTTAGATAAGCTATTAAAAAGGACTGATAAAGATTGTAAGTATAAACTTCTACTGTTTTATTTGATATTTCTAATTTGTCTAAATCTTTGGAGCTTTCTAATAGCTTTGTTAATTCTTTTTCTAATGCTTTAGCTGTTTTTTCTTTTGCTATATCTTCTATTTTTATATAACTCTCTATTAGAGTTTTATCTAGCTCTATGTCTGCTTTAGGTGGATTACTTAAAAAAAATTTAGTTCTTCTTCACCTCCAGTATCAGACATCATTATTGGTTGTTTTATAGATGTAATAACTTTATCCGATGGTTTTGGCTTCGGAATTTTTAATCTCTGGTATAGATAATCCTCTGGAACTGCTAATCCTTTATCTATAGCTTTGAATACATCTTCTAATTCTGCTTCGACTGGTATATCAAATCTAAATTCACATTTTCCTTTTATGTTATTTAGTTCAAGTATCCATTTTATTAGGGTTATGTTTAATTTTCTCTGTAGATATAAAGCGTCATAAATAGCTATCATTTCTAATGTTTCTTGATGGACCTTTCCCAATGCATATGAGCCTTTACCTTGGTCTGATGCATTTGTTGTTAATGTTTGTTTCGTAATAGCTTTTGATATTGCTAAATCGCAGTTTCTTATTGTGTTCCAGAACTCTGCAGAACCTGTTCCCGGTGTAATAGTTTTCACATCATCAAGCCCCTGAAAAAATGCCGAACTTCCAGACTGGAGTTGTGCTAAATCTTGTGCTACTTTTTGTGCTTTTTCTTCTGGTAAATCTCCTTCCTTTTTTATCCCTGCTACTGGTGGATTTGCATACTTGTCTTGGTATGCAAATAGTTGGTTTATAGTTTCGTATTTTAATTTCCACATTGGATAACATGTTTTTAGTATACTTTGACCGTATGGATTTTCTGGCGTTGGATTTCTTCTAAAGTATAAAATCCGATAGTTTGGTATTTTTTTATAATCTGTCCCTGATTTGTAGTATAGATTTCCTTTTCTATCCCACCTGAAATATCTAGGGTGAGCTGGTTCTATACTTGACACTTTGTAAAATCCATTTTCTTCTTTCCAATTCACAATGAAATAGTAGCTTCCATAAACTAAAAAATCTAAAAAGCTCTTTATATCTTGTTCTAGATTTATTTCTTCTAATGCTTTTTCTACTTGCTTAACAGCTTCTTTATCTCCTTCTAATCTATATGGAAATTTTAAAACTGCTGATTTCCTAGTTTCTAATGCTGTTTCTATTTCGTAATCTGCGAGCATATAGTCTATTAAATCGTAATACTCCTCTGTTTCTGGCTTTGAAAATAGTTTTTCTGGAGCTTCTATATAGTTTTGAAAGAATAATATATCTCCTATTTTTAGCTTAACTGCTAAAGAATTTTTCGTATTAGAACTTGTATTTTGGCTCATATTGGATAACCTTTACAGTTGTTTTTTGTTTAGGCTCTTCTTTTCCACAATCTCCAAGCCAATCTTTTAATATTTGTCTAGCTTCTATCAGTTTATCTTGAGCTATTCCTTCGGCTTCATTTGTTGAGTAAAGCTGGTAAATCGCTTCTTTCAATAGATATAACTTTGCTATCTCTAAATCATAACCTTCTAACTTTTCTTTTTCGCATTTTTTTAACTTTGTAAATAGCTTTAATACAGCTGTATCTATAGCTGTTTGTATTTTACTATCTGATATTGTCATACTGTTTTCATCATAAGCTAAATGCATTAGCTCTTTTTGTGGTATTACCTCTCTTATATCGTTTACTGTTATTAATCCTTTTAATTCCTCTAGTTTTACCATTATCTACCTCAAAAAGAAAAAAGAAAGAAAAGGTTTAAGCTATCTCTACATCCACTATCGCATCTGGAACTGGAATAACTAGCGGTTTAGACTGTGCTTCAAGTGTTATATTCCTGTCTATCTTTTGGGCTACAAATATAGGCATTGCCTTTAATCCTGACCTTACATCATCTATAGCCAAATATCTCAATCTGAATGGTGCTGATTTATCTACTGCTTTTAGTATTTTATCTGGAATAGCTTTTACAAATTTTCCATTTTCGTCTTTGTATCCACTTCTAACTGGTTTTATAAAATATCCACCTATATTTACTCCACCATCTTTAAACTCTAATGGAACTTTACCTTGATAATTTCCAGCTATTTCTATCACTTTGGCGTAAGCATCTTTACCTGCATAGAATACTATATCTTGACCGTAGCCTTTCTCCTGTAAAGCTCCATCTACTTCAACTAATACATTGTATAAATCTTGTATATTTTCTGGCTTTTTGCTTGGAGTTATCTTTCTTACATCTCCAAACTTAACTGTAAATGTATCGTATCCTGTATTTGTTTTGAGCTGATAGTCAATTGCACCAGTTAAGGACTGTATAGCTAATGCTTCTATTGTGTTTAAAATTGCATTTCTAAATCTGTTAACTTTTTCTTTTATAAGTTTTTGTATAGATGCATCCTCAAGGGATTTCATATTATTTAGCTCTACTGCTGTCAAAACTTCTGAAATAAAGATTGGTTGAGGGTCTATAAAGTTGTATGTTCTATTTCCCTCTGATATGTTTACAGGTTCTCCACCTCTTAAAACTAATGGAACATTTCCTGCAATTTCTTCAATTTCTGCATATGGATAAATTGCTGATGGGTATGTTGCTACGTCTTTAGAATATAGCTCTTTGGTTATTTGTCTAGGTTGTATAGGTGATGTTTTTATATATTCCTTCACTTTTGAAGGTGTTAAAAATCTGTCTAATTTTATATCTAAAGCTCCCATTGTTTGCCTCCTATATGCTCCAGATTGTTTTTTGATTTAGCTTTTCTATAACTTTGTCATCTACAGGTTTTTTAGCTTTAAGAAACTTTCTAACTACTACACCGTGAACTATTACATTGCCTATATCCTGCCTATTTGTATCTACTGAATTAGCTAAAACTCCTACTATCTGTTGGTTGGTATCTGAAGGGTCATACAAAACATTTTCTCCATCTTTATTTTTTGCAATTATACTGCCTAGCTCTAAATAACCTTGATTAGCTTTTAATGGAACTGTTATTATCACTGGTGGATGTGAATTATCTATAATCTGTGTTTCTTTTACAGAGATTTGACCTATTTTTCCATTTGCTGGCATATCTATCCTCCTTAATGTTTTATTTTTTCAATTACATATCCTATTGCTGTAATAATGGCACTTAAAGCAACGCCTATTTTGATAAAATTATTTCCAATGGCATCAAAAATTGCAGGTGTGGTCATATTGGTAAATAAGCTATCTTCCATTAAAGAATTTATCTTAAATTTGCTTTTGTATATCTTGCTTTTGTTAGCTTCTTCTCTGTTCTTTTTCTTTGTAAAGCCGTTGTTAAGGTTGTTGGGGGTTATTTCTTTACTTTTGTTATACATAATTTCTAAATCTTCTAAAGATGGATTTGTAAATTTTGAGTTTTCCATCCGTTTTACCTCTAAAAGTTAAAAGTTAACCTTCCCCGACTGTAAAGTCTTTAGTTATTTCATCAAAATCTGTTTTATTACCGTCTCCAGTATCAGACAGATTTAGTGGCTCTGTTAAAACTGATTTCTTTTGAGCTTCCTTTTGAACTTCTTCTAACCTATTTTTAACAGCTGTTAAAACTTTCTCTAAATCATCAAATGGTGAATACTTTTCTTTGTCTGATAATTTTATAACTGGCTGAAATGTGTCTGTTAGTCTCTCTAATGCTTTTTTCTCTTCTTCGTTAAAACCTATATTGTCAGCTAGGTTTAAAATTCTTTCCTTTTTGTCTTTTTTGTAAATCTGTATAACCTCATTCTCCTCTGGTTGTGTAGATAGATTTAAACTTTTTAATTTTTTGTCTAAAACTTTGTTTAACAATTCTTCTAGTTTTTTCTCATCCATTTCTTTATTTCCTCCTTCATCTGATAGTTTTATTTCAAAAATTGTTAAATCTTTTAAATCTTTTTCTGAAAGACTTAACTGTAAAGGTTCTCCAGCTGTTTGGTCTGCAGGTGGATAAGCTCCTAAAACTGCTAAATGGTGTAAATATGCTTTGTTTGTTTCTGGGTCAAACTTAACTCCGATAGAAAATCCATCATAAGCTCCTTCGTTTATTAATCCTTGTAAAAATTCACTTATTTTTAACTCTCCAGTTAAACATACTTTGTCTGCTAACTTTACAGTTTTAACTGATAAAACCCTACCGTAAGCTCTATCTCCATCGTTGTATTCTGATATATGCCCTAGCACTATCGGTGGCTTATAGTTAAGCTCTGAAAATGTTTCTACTATTTGGTTTATTATCTGGGCTGTTAATTCAACTCCATTTCTTTTTATTCCTTCACAGGCTAGGATTATTTCCATTGATTAACTCCTATACTAAATCTCTTGGTATAACTTCTCCAGAGCTAACATCTACTTTTAGAATTACAGAGCCATTATGAGAAACTTCTAAAAACCATACGTGTATAGTGAAGTCTTTAGTTGGTATTTCCCCATCTTTATGGGTAGGTATAGGCACCTCTTCAACAGTTCCTCTTATTCTGGTTGTGATAGTATCGTCTTGAACATAGCCTTGCGTTGAATTAAATACTGTAGCTTGTCCTGACATTCTTAAATCTATAAATCCTCTGTTTTTTGAAAGTTCTCTATACGTCGTTAAATCCGTTAATTTCAGTTTTATTTTTGCTGTTATTTCCTCAAGTTTTCCCATAGATACTTTTATAGGTGCTACCATTCCAAAACCATCATAATCTGCCAGCTTCCTTTTTGCTTCTACTGAACCTTCTTCTGCTATTCCTAAAAACTCATTTCCATTTATCCAGCATTTACTTTTCTCCATATTCACTATTCTTGTTGCCATTACTGATTACCTCCGAATAGTTTCGCAAACACTTCTGCTAAAGCATCTGAATTGTTCACCCTTGTTATAGTTATTCCTTGAAGTGGTGTTGATACTGCAAAGTTATTTATCTTGTATGCAACTTGCCCCTGTGCTAGTGTTTGAGCTGTATTTAAATCAAGCGGAACTTCAGCTTCTCCAGATACTATTTTCCCTTCTCTTTTCCACTCATCTAACAGGTCATCTATACTTTCTCTAATTCTAAATGTTATAGAAGTTGTTGGGTCATAAGGGTTGTCTATTATGTTTTCATCTAGTGTTTGGACTAGATTATCCATTATTGTTTCATCTAATATATCTGCAGTTCTAACCCAGTTTATAAATACATCTGCTGGGTATGTTTGGGATGGATAGGCAGATGTATAGTTCCCAAATAACCTAAAACCGCCCATATCTTTTTTAACTGTTGTTATACCCATAGAGTTTAAGTATTGAACCTCGCACTGTGGGTCGTTTGGTATGTATTCAAAAATGAATTCAAGTCCTAAAACTCCTTTTAAAATTTTGTTAGATGGTGAGTTTTGAAATCCTTTGGTTAAGTCTGTTTCTACTATTAAACCTGCAACTACTGATGATAACCAATCTAATGTTGGTTTCCCCGCTACTTCATCCATTGTGTAAACTTTTGGATATAGAACCATAGCTCTGGTAGATGCAAAGTTAGATTTAAACTCTATTGCCTTTTCTATGCTATATCCTTCTGGAACATTGATTAGTGGAAGAGCTCTTATTTTGTCTGCTAGTGCAGTCATCTCTTTTGCTACTGCTAAATCATGGGAGTATCCCGGTATATCTAGAATTTTTGGAAAGAAACCTATCTCTTGTTTGGCTTTTCTAAAAACTCTTAAAGCATTGATTATATCCTCTGCTTTAACATCTGAAGGTTTCTTATGTTTGCTTGGGTCAAATGCATTAACTACCAAAACGACTGTATTTCTATATCTAAAGTAGTTTTTTATTGCTCTGTGTATTGTAAAACCTGCTTTCTCTTCTCCAAAAATCTCTGTTAAATCGTCTAAACTTCTAATTTGGTGTATTTTGTTTGGTTCTCCTTTTGGAGCTGTTCCTACTAATCCTATTATTGCTGAAGGAACTTCTACAAGTGGTATAGTTCCTTTGTTTTCAGATGTTATATCTACTCCGTGTAAAAACTCCGCCATATCTAGAACCTCTAAAACTGCTATTGATTTAATGATAACCCCGAAATAAAGAAGGGGTGGCAAAAGTGCCACTTTTTGAAATAAGAGTTGCTAATACTTTATTTCAGATTTTTTGGGATTTACTGGATTGTAATTATCGTCAGTTAAAACAAACTCTTTGTCTAGTCTTATTGTAAAAATTAACATCTTTCTCTTTTTTCTGTAGTATGTTCTCTTTTTTAATTTTTCTTTTTTAAAGAGTATTTCTGCTGACACAAACCTAAAGTTCATCTTACTTTCCTTCTTCTTTTTCTCTCATATTTACCTAAAATCTCTTTAATAGTCTTCTCTTTTAATCTAGGGTGTATATACATTTTTTCAAATTCTTCAATTTTCACATAAATCCTAACTTCATATCCTTTATTTTTATAATTTAAGAAAAATCCTTTTTCAAATAGTTTGTCAGCTGTAATCGTGTATAACTCCATATCTGGAAACTCTACAACTACTTTTTCTAGTCCGTAATTTTTGTCTGTATGAAGTTTTTTTAAAAGATGGTAAGGAAAGCCGAAGGCTCCTAGCTTTTGAAATATTGCATTCTCATATAACTTCTCGTATTTTATAAATGTTTTGTTATAGAAATCGTATTTACCGATTTTTCTGTATAGGTTTTTTACTTTCTTCTTTTTCTTCGTGGGGAGCTCTATGAAAACAACTCCCCCTGCAGATATGAAGTAGCTTACTCCTTCTTTGTCTGTAAACTTTAAAGGAGAAATAACCATTTTAAACCCCTTCTTTTATTCTTTTTGTTAATCTGTATCTATAACCAGATTTTTTGTCTCCACCTGTTATAAAACCCTTGTTTTTTAACTCTTTGATTATTAACCTTATAGTTGTGTAGTTTAGCTGTGTTGCTTTTTCTATTTCTTTTAAAGAAAAATCTGTTTGACTGGAGATGAACTCTATAATCTTTTCTTTGGCTGACCTTCTGTCGTGTTTATGTTCCTCTAAAGTTTCTATGTTTATCTCTATGCCTAGATTTTTGTCTATAACTACTTTCTTTCTTCTATCTATAGCTACAGTTTTAACACCGGTTATTTTTGTTGTTCTGTATATCTTTTCTCCGTTTTGTTTAACTTTTCCGACTTGTTTTACATAACCAATCCTTTGTAAATAAAAAAGATATTTACGGGCAAAATCGGGCGATATTTCCATCACCCTTGCCAAATCTTTTGCTGTATATGGCTTTTTAGTAGTCCTAACAAAAAACCATGCTTTATCGTTGTATGTAGCCATTTAAACCTCCTTACGGTTCCAATGTTTTAATGACTTTAAGAAGGATTTTTTCTAGCAATTCAGGAGTGATTTCTTTATTTCCATCTTCAATCCTGATATTTACTCTCTCTTCTGGACTGTAAAACCAATTTTCCTCTCCAGTGTCAGGATTGTATTGGATAGCTAATTTTTCATTTCCCTCCTCATCTAGAGGTATTGACCTAAAAAGTGGAAAACCAAAAATATTTTCATAAGCTAAAAACTCTTCATAATCCAGCTCACAACCGACCTGTATTAAAATATCTACTGCTTTTTTAAATTCTTTTACTGTCATCTTTTCCCTCCTTATCTTTTGCAAATTCTTTGTATTTTTTGGGTGTTAAGATTTTTTTTGTATGGATGTTTCCGATAATTGATATACAACACAACATATCTAATGGTTCTTCAAATCTATCTTTCTTAGGTATCGTTTTTATCTTTCCTTCTGGTGATACATGTAAGATTGGATAAAATACAGCTGTGTTAAATTCATCAATTTCTACTATACCGACAAATTTTTCGTCAAAAAGTTTTCCTTCTACTATATCTCCTTCATAAATCTTTCTATCTCTCTCAAATGCACTTTCTCTATATCCCGTATATCTTCCTATGGTATTTCTTTTAACCTCTACGGCTCCTGCAATGGCATAAAGTAGCGTCTTATTATCCACTTCAATAAGGACAGGTTGAGGAAGGATATAATATCTGTCCTTCTTTACACCCTTTATTTTTGTGATTGTTCCGTAGATAAAATTTTTTTCTCCTATTGGAATAGCTCTATACTCACAAATTCTCATTTAAATTAACCTCCTTAATTTTTTTCTAATATTTGAATTAACTCTTTTCTGGATAACTCTTTTAAATCGTTAACTCTGGCTACTTTTTCTATAATTCCTAAAGCAATGATGAGCTTTCTTGTGTTTCCTGATGTTTTCTTTAAAAGATATTTAATTGCATCTTTTTTGAATATTAACTCTCCAGATAAGCCCTTTAATAACTCGGTTAAATCTCTTTCTTCTAAAGGTTTTAGTTCTGTTTGTATGCTTATCCTTCCATAGAAAGCTTCATATTTTGTTGCATATTTTAAGAATTCCTCAGTTCCAATAAAGAGTATCGGTATTCCTGTGTTATCGTGTATGTCTCTTATAATCTCTATTTGTCTCTCTTTTTTAGCTAATCTGTTAGCTTCATCAAAAATTAACATTATTTGTTCTTCTTGCTCGTTTATCAAATCAACAATTTTCAGATAAAGCTCATAAATGCTAACTCTTGGAACGTAGTTGTCTTGGGATATTTCTTTGTAAATGGTGGTTAAAAGAGATTTTGTATTCATAGCTTCGGATATAGGAATATAAAAAACTGTATCAAAGTTTTTTCCTTTATACCATTGGCTAGTTTCTGTTTTTCCTATTCCACTGTTGCCAGTGATAACTGCAATTTTGGGTCTGTATGGTGGAGCTTCTCTAATGTAATTGACAGTTTCTAAAAATTTCTTTACATTAGAAATAGTTGGAATGAATTTCCAGTTTAACATTGCTTCTTCCCTCCTTTTTTAAAATTTAGAATTTCTAAAAATCTCCCTATCTTAAAGAAGATTTCTAGAAATCCTAAAAAGGAAAAGGGAAAAGGCAGGGGCTTACTCATTATCTAACCTCCTTTATGCAATTTTTATTAAAGGTTTTAATTCCTCGTATGGTTCAAAAATTCCGTAATCAACATTCTTTTGATACTCTTCTGTTTGTGAGTAAGAGACTAAAAACTCGTAATCTTCTTGGTCTATTGGTTCTCCTGATTTGATTTTCTGGATAATATCCCAAGCTCTGTCAAATTCTGACATATAGAGCTTTTTCTCCTTTTTCTCCCTTAAAGCTTCCACTCTTTCTTTTCTCTCTTTTAGTATCTCCTTTGCTTTCTCTGTTTCTTCTGTCTTGTGTTCCTCTGATACTCTTGGGGTTAAACTTAATGATTTTGCTCTCTTTCTCTTTATCTTCTTCTGTCTTCCAACCTTCAAGTGTGGAGTTGTAAATATCCAGTTTTTCTTTTCTCTCTATCTCTTTCTTTGCCTTCTTAATCTGCTTTTTACTGTCTTTAATAAACTGTTTGTAAACCTTTTTAGCTCCTCTGCTTATTTCCTCTGCCAGCTCTAAACTGCCTTTCTTATCAAATGCTTCACAAATGAAATTGCCTTTTTCATCAAATACATAAACCCTGTTTTTGTCTGTTATATCTTCCCTGACTATTACAACCGCATTTTTTCCTTTGTTTAGATAGAACTGGATGAGCTCCTCTGATACAAAAATTCTGTTTCCTAGTCTTATACCTTGATTTGATACTTTTCTCTTATATTCTTTACCTAACAGAATGTCGTATATTCTCTCATCAGAGAGCTTTTTCGGTTTTCTAGGAGAGTTTAGGATTAGTTTTTCAACTATTCCGAAGCTGTGTTTTTCTTTTCTGTATCTTTTTTCAAGCCATTCTTCTATCTTTTGTATAAGTTCCTCTGGAGATAGATAAACTTCTACAACTTCTCCTGTTTTAAGTATTTTTTCAGCCCACTTTTTACGACTTTCTATATCTTTTCTCTCTGCTACTGAGTGCCCTACATATCCCGGTAAAACCTCAAACAGTTGGGTTGCTATGGTTCCGAAAAATCTTTCTACTATAGCTTTTTGTTGTGGTTGGTAAGCTTCTGTGTAGAAAAGTTCTATTCCCAGTCTTTCTGCTATCTGATTAAGATGTTTCGAACGGTAGACTTTTCCGTTATCGGTTATTATCTTTTCTGGAATTCCTACTTCTATAAACCATTTTCTGAATAGATTGTTTGCCACTATTTCTGAGTTTTCCCTTTCCGCTACTGCTACTCTTACATCTCTACTGTAAACATCTATTAGAGCTGTTATTGTTAGTCTTCTCTGTTTTGTTATTCTTTCTCCGTATTCGTTAACTTCTTCCCACTTACACATTACATCTGCTTTGGTAGCGTCTAACATTAAAACTTTTCCGTAATAGTCAGCTTTGAAGAATTCTTTACTGCTAATGATGGAAGGTTGATATTTGGAACGGAATTTATCAGGGGCTAGTATGGAAGTTATTAATGCCTCTTTTTCTTCTTGGAAGTTTTTATACCATCTCATAAATGTTTGATAGGTTGGAAGCTCTCCAGTTATAACTCCTTTTCTTTTGTAATCCTGTAATATTTCATAAATTCTTTTCCCTCTAGTGATACCTTGATTTAAAATAACTAAAACTATCTGCTCTATCTCTTTAGATATTTTTTGTTTTCTACCTTTTCCTCTGTGTTTTGGAAGTAATCCATAAAGTCCGTATTTTTCATAAAGTTCTATCCATCTGTAGAATGTGCTTAGATTTAGCTTGTTTATCCCTACTTCTACAGCTGGAGCTACTGTTATTTTGCCTCTGTTGTATGCTTTTATGAACTCTTTTTTAGCATTTAGCTC